TCCCGCTCGGTCTCGTTTCGCACCTGCCCCAGAGCGTCAATCACCTCGTAAAACATGGTTTCGCTATCTTTTAATTGACCTGTGGTATCCGTGACCCGGACATGCAATTTGCGATAGGCATCTTCCGCGGATTTTACTCCGTCCCGTGCGTCACCCATGGTGCGGATCATCTTTGTCATGGATCCGGTCATGGTATCCACAGACACGTCTACAAACTCGGAAGCATATTGGAGCTCCTGCAGAGTATCGGTGGCAAGGCCGGTTGTATCAGATAGTTGAAGGAGTTCATCCGCCGTTTTGGCTGCTTCGATGGTGGTTTTGGCAAACCCAGTAATTATTCCGGCGGTTATGCCGACCAGCGCCATAGCGGATACCTTTGTCCCGTCCAAGGCTTGTATGGCCTTATCCGCCCCGGCAGGCAGATTTATCCCCAACTGGCTTATCATATCGCTCAAGGATCCACCCAGGGTTTTTGTCTGCTCATGGACTTCATCCTCTTTCAAGCCATACTTCTCCATGTCCTGAGTAGCTTTCTGGAGAGCTTCGGAATTGTCCTTGAGTTCCCCTTCCATGCTCATAAGCTGGATTTCAGCATTGTTGAGGGATACTTTCCAGTTTGCGGTTTTTTTGTCGCTCTCGCCGTACTGGGTGGCGGCATTTTGCAGAGCTGCCCGGAGGGTTTCGACTTTTTCCCGCTGGCTGTTGACCTGGTTTTGCAGGGCAACCCCACGATCGGTCAAAGCCTTGACGCTATTGCCGTTCTGAATATACTGTGCCGACAGTAATCTTAATTCGGACGAGTTGACTTTTATGCCGGCGTTGATTTCGGTCAACGCTTTTTTAAATTCGCGCTCCCCGTCAAGAGCTATACTGGCTCCCAAGCGATAAGCCATCTTATATCACATCCTCTGGTATCACATCCTGCTCCCGCTTTTCCAGCCCCAACAAAATCTTATATTCGCGCCATAGGGCAAGGAGTTTGTATAAAGTCATTCGCCAGGTCTCTTTTTCCGTGTAACCCATAATCTTCCCTACTACGATTAGCTGCGCAAAGTTTATTTTCGGTGCTTCATTTTGTTCACCCACTGTGCTATTTTCCCACTCTGCGCAGCAATCAAGTTTTTTTCAATTTCCTCTACTTCTTCAACTTTTTCAACGGGCAGCCCTTTCAGCATGGCTTCCCGTATTTTGGACTGGAAATCGTTGATCCCGCCAATACCGTCCAGCATCCTGCCAACCTGCCGTTCAGTCAGGATGGGTTTCTGGTCATCCGGATGGTCCTCATTCCATTCCTCTATTTCTTCGTTCAACATCTGCGCGCCCAGCCACTTATAATCCGACAGGTTTGAATAAAGATTGAGAACATCATCCATCTTTTCATATTTGGTTAGGCATTTTTCCAAGACATTAAGGTTAAAAATAAGGTTACGCTCTTCTCCGCCAAGTGTAACCTTCACGCCCAAGTTTTTGATATCCATAGGTCCCTCCTTATACCATGTTTAACTTACCCTTGATCCACGCTACGGCAGTAGCCAGACTGTCGGCAGTGATTTCTTCTTTCCATACCCCATCAATCCGGCGCATAAGCGCGCCATTAATTGTCGGCGTTTGCCACGAGATATTTTGCCCTTTGGTTTCGCCGGTTTCGTTTGCCTCGCCGAATTGCGTCTTTGTCAGTAGTACCGCGCGATACTTCCGGGCGTTGTCGATAATTTTCGTTTGTATAAACGCAACCCCCAGCATCGGTGACGTGTCTGTGTCCTTGCTGGTAACGTTTTTTACTGTGGTCTCGCCTACCGTTTCGTCCGTAGAAACATTACCAAAAAAATCCGTCCTCATGGCGTCAGTCAATTCGTCCTGCCCGATGGCTATGGTACCGTCGATAAACTCCTTTACCCGCTCCGCCACATTGTCATCCGCGTAAAGCGGCGTGTCGGATATATTAAGGCTGATATTGGCATTTATCATTTTCCGTCCTACTTTACCGGTGCCATATTCAAACGTTCCCGCTACCGGGTCTTCGGTTAGAGGGGCGTATGCCAGGTACCTTAATCCTATTGCAGCCATTATCTATACCTCCTATAATTTGTTATTTTCCCGATCAAAAATATTTTGCATCTCCTGATTAACCAGCCCCTCAGTTTTATCAACCGCCGGCCGGATAAATGGTTTTTTTTGTTGTTTGCTGGAGCCATGCTCCATAACCGTCGCTTTAAGATTATTGGATACGTCTTTACTGTCCTTACCTTTAAAATATAAGGATATATATTGATTCCCGTTTTTATCCTTTTTGACTTTATCGGTCGTGAGAGACCGCTCCAAGGCGCCAGTCGGATAATTTAGAGACGGCTTACGATTGGTATACAAATTCTTTTTCAGGTTTTGGTCAACTTCATCCCGCAGTATTTTAGCCCCGGAAGTAAGCATTTTTTTCCCGATTTCATCACCTTCGGATCCCATCTTCTCCAACTTGCGGATAAGGTCTGTAGGGATTGTAACGTCCATTTTAGGCATCCGGATCACCCTCTACACCGTCGATCTCCCAGATGTACTCATAATGTATATATCCAGTATCCTGCTCATGCTGTACTGGCCCCGGATACCACGACACATCAGATCCATTAAGGGTATCCTCTATTTGCTTTGCTACGGTGTCATACTCCGTCTTTGTGTAATAATCGATAGTGCCCTGTATAGTTTGCTTATCCATTCGATCATCGGCGTATAAGGCGCTTCCAGCACTGTCCTCGGCCCATATGATGTAGTTATCGGTCTGCCCGGAAGCGAAATAATGGTGTACCGGGGGACCTATGGTCAGGAGCAGGGCCTTAAGATTCTGCAAGGTCATATTCCGCATCAATCCTTTCCAGCGACAAATCCATCGATTTCGGCATTACGTCTTCTGGATATTGGATCTGGACAATCTTATACTGATTGCCATCGTTGGGTACCGCTACGTCCTGCGTAGTCACATACGATATCCTGGGAGTGCGAAGCACCTGTCCAATTTCGATCTGGCTTTGCTTTGCCGCCCAGTAACGGTTTATCCCGACAGTACGCATGTCATAGTGCAAATCCAACTTATGGATCAGCCCTTCTTTCGGCATGTCGCCCGGGGGAGCAATGTTGCCGACGGAGTAGATTTTTACGTTGCCGTCGTTATAGGCTTGCCTTTTGTCCATATATCCCACCTCCCGCGATCCGTAGGTCTTGTAAATAAGGAGTATAGTTTATAACAAATTGGTCCAGATCACCGTTGCGCACGTACCGGCAATACTCAAAAAGTAATTCTCGCGGCAGGTCCTCGGATGTATAGTCAAGTGTTGTACCCGCTTTTTTGTCTAAAAACTTCATGCCCCGGCTGATCAGCCCCAACAATTTATCGTCTGTCGGCGCGTCAGTCCACGTAATATCAAGATAAGTTTTTACAGCCGATATTAATTCGTTTGGAGATGACATTCAATCACCTTCTTGCTATACCGTTTTTGTGACTGTTATTGAATACATAGTTATGCTTGTTCCGTTGGTTACAGTTATTGTGACAATGTTTTCTCCGCTCGCCCATGTAACAGCTGATCCGTTTTGAACCGGATTATCATTTACAGAAATAGCAATCACGGCATTGCTATCTGTAGCAGATGCCGTGATTGTATTTGTTGTGTTTGATGTTGTGGCGGTATATCCTACCGTTCCACTGCTGAATTCTGGACTTAGAGATAAGGCGCCAATAGTCAGCGCGGATAGTGTACTATCGGCTATGCTTTTTTTACCGTAATAAATCCTTTGTATTTGTTGATAACGCCTCCGGCGATGACTTTCCCGAAAAACCCAATTTTACCCTGGTCAATAAAACGCTCATCGGAGCGCTTAATGGACAAGGGAGTGAACATTGGAAGTTCGTAGTACATTGGAGAACCGTAAACAATGGTTTTAGCGCCGGCCGTTGTTCCGTCAGCGGACAGCGCTACACAGGCACTATTGATGGTATAAGGTACCCTCAAGCCGCCACCTACTTCCTGGATAAACCCATTGGATCCGTTATAGGTTATGGAATAATAAGGACGTCCATCACCAGATGCCATGACAGCAGCAAAAGCAGCAAGATCCAATTTGTTTAGGAACAATGTTGCAGGGCTTTCGATATCCTCATCTCCGCCATATGCAAAAACAATTTTGCGCAGGGAATCTTTATCTATAGCGGATAATTCGACTATATATGTTTCAGGAATAGTTCCTTCCGGAGCATTGTAAATACCCCTCAGCTGGTTCGCGCCGCCAAGACCTGCAATTATCTGATTGCTGATCTTCTTGCGAATCGATTTCCGCACGCTGTTTACGATCCTGGTCAGATAATCTGCATTCGGCAGTTCAACAATTTCTTCAGTTACAACGGCACTATTGGTAATTTTTGCCCTGCCGGTCGAAGCAGTTCCAAACGTTCCTTCATCGTTTGTATAGGTTCCACCTTCTGCCGTATAGTCGGCTTCTCCGTCGGTGATCTGGAAAGACACATCATAGGAATTTCCACCATCAAGCAAAAAAGCATCAACCAAATCGATTGTCTGTGCAACTTCGTTGAAATTATCCGCAATTTCGCGCTTGTATTTATTCTCCAGCATTACACTGGTCGAATCAATGGCGCGCTTATTGAGAAAAGACTGCACGTTATGATCGATGATAACTTCTTTTCCGTTCCGCAAGTCGGCAGCGATTTCTTCTACTCTTTTTTCCACTTCTTTGTCGGTTACGCTTTTCTTTTCCTGTGCCTCTATTCCCGCTTTCACGATTATGGGAATTTCACCATTTACTATTCTGGTCCTCTCGGATTGGCCGTTCTCGTCCAGGACAGCGGATTTTTTATCTTTCTCTTCAAGCACTTTCTCGTCTTTGATGCTGTCTGCCAATTCCTGCAGCGACCGGATCTCCTCGTTCAGGGTATCCATTTCTTTATTGATGTTCCGGAGTGTTGCCACATCTTCGCAGGTTTCAGCCTGTTTCGTTAGTGATGCTTTTCTTTCGTTCTTTTTGGCGATAAGCGCCAATAATTTTTTCTTATCCATAAATTACACCTTTCCTTTCAGGATGATTTTTTGTTTCAATAGTTCTGCCTCGCGTAAGCTATCCAGCCGCCTTTTCTCGCTGTCCAGCAATTCCAGGCTGCGGGCGTATATGGAAGTGGAATCATAAAAAGGCGTATCCACGCAACTTACATCCCACAGTTTCGCAATATCGGTTACCTCTCGCGTGGTTTCTTTGTCACCAAAGGACCACTTGTCGCCTTTATCCGCAACGGTAAAAGCAAAGGACATTTTGTCAATCAAGCCTTCCTGTATGGCTTTGTAAATATCCCGATTACTTTGGGTGTCTATCAGGTCGGCTTCGACTTTCAGGCCCTTTTCGTCAACGACAAGCCGGAGGGATTTATTCCGGGTCCGGGCCATTATCATCACATTGTCATTATGGTTATAGCGCATGGGTACATCCTTCATATCGGTTTTATCCAATGCCCCACGCTTGATTGTTTCGGTAAATTTTCGACCGCCGTATTCATGGGTGGCAGGCTGTTCAAAGGTTATTGCATAACCTTCAATCAGCATTTTGTTTTCGTCGTTTTCAACTGCCCGCATCTCGATCATACGGCGCTCGCATTTATTCTTCTCCGCCATCGTTGTCCTCCTTTACTCCGGCCTTGCTCTTTTGATAAGCATCCACGTCATTTATGTTTACATAATTCAGGGATTGTAATCTTCGGTTCCCGGCTTCAAATGGCTCCAAGCCAAACATTTCGTTAATCTGGTTCAGAGACATAATACCGGTTTCTTTCGCCAGATTCGCCAGATTTAATTTATCGGACGTAGACAGGTAATTAACCTTGCTGTAATAACATTTAATCCGATGTCCAACATCCATTTCCCGAACAGTAAAAAGACAGGCTGTCATCGCCTGCTCAAACTGGACGATAAAATCTTCTATGGCCGTCTGGTAAAAAGCTCCGTGCTGTTCGCCGGTATAATCTCCAGACAGGACTGCCGCCGACACACCGTACCGTTCCTGTATTACCGCCTTTAAAAATTTAAAAGCAGTCTCTGGGATATCTGCCGCCCGAATGTTGACTGGCGTAAATTCGCCGCCTAAGTCCGTAGCAATCATCCCGCTTTTACTGGTGACAATATGCTTTTCAAATTCATCCCGTACTGTCGTCAGATTTTTCATGTCCTCGCTATCCACAAGTGTTTTGGCGTGGTAAACGCCTTTAACCTGCAAACTGGCTTCGATGCTCTTTGGCAGGCCTTGTATGGTTTTATCAAGAGCGTCTATCGTCCGGATAATATCGTAATCGTTGGCCTGCCCGTTATCGTCCCCACCGCCGATTACCGTATTGGATCCCCGTCGCCATCGGAGATGTATTAAATCAGCATATGGCAGGGCATAACTTGTACCGTCTTCAAAATCAAACTTGATTTCCCACACCTGATCACCGTTGACGCCGATATGGATCCCAGTTGGTTTAAGTGGATACATTGCTATATATCGTCTATATTGCCGCCCGTCAGGCACGGTAATAATTTCATATTGAGGATAAATAAAAGCGTTCCGGTCCTTACGCCGCAGCCATTCAACATTCGACAGAAAATCACTTGTAGTTTGGAGAGGGTTAGGTTTAAACCGGAATAATCTGGTGATATCATCATTCTGGACACCGATATTGTCTTGCGTCTGGATAACACTTTTGACGTCAATTTTACTGATCTCACTTGCTACTCGATCGATGGCGTTATTTACAAAATCAGACAGATAGACGTCTTTCCCGAAGCTAGTAAATACCGGCTGGGAATCTGTCAACCATGCCGCATATGTTCCTCCGGACCCCCTTAAGATATTTTTTAGGTATTTGAATATTCCCATTGTTCACCCTCTCCCCACCAGTGCCATGAATTCGGACCGGTACCAGTCAAACGTCGCATAAGCTATGATCTTTGCCGCTGTACCGTCGATCTTTTTCTCTCTCGACATTTTGCAAGGCATAATCCGCTCAAATTTATCTAGCACAAATCCCGTATTACAGAAGCACCAGTAGCATACCGGATTATTATTATAGACAATCAATTTGCTGCGAATATCTGCCTCCATGGCTCGCATCGGATTATTGAGGACTTTATAATCCTGCGGCACGTTTACGGCGATGTCCTCGCCAAAGGTCTCCTTGTATCTGCTCACGAAATCCTTTGCAAATCGGTTGTCATACCCGCTTTTGTACGGCTTCAGCCTGTATTTTTTCATCAGGCTGAAATGCCAGTCCGCGACCATGGAGCTTTCCACCGCATTTCCGCGAACAATTGTTAAATGCCCATCCTTTTCCCACTCTCTATAGTTAACACCATCCGGAGCGTCCGTCAGTTTACTCTCCGGTATCCAATAGTGAGTGTAAAAGTAAGATGTCCGATCGCCGGGCTTTTTCAACAGGATTGCTGATGCACACAAGTCCGTAGTTTCGGCAAAGTCATTACCGGAAATGTAAAAACCACCGGCGAAATCCTCAAGCCTGAAGGTTTTTTCATTGATAATTTCCTGGCTGAAAAGCCATGCCTGCGCGCTGCCTTGCTTGATATTAAAATCTTTCGCCAGCATAAAGGCTCGGGTTGCACTATTGGTTCTGGATTCCTCCATCAGCTCATCAAGGTAATGCCATTTTTTGGATACCCCCAAATTAGGGTTACTCTTTACCCAGCTGCCCCGATCATGCCAAACTTCTTCTTCGTTGTCTTGCGTATATAGCCATATAAGCCATCTCGGACGATACAGTTCCCCTTTCAGGACTTGTCTGGCTTCTTTCAGCCGTTCATCGAGATATCCATCCTCGGTAAAGCCTTCTGTGGTTATTTCAATCAGCAGGGGCTCATCCTTCGTTGACATGGATTGTTTAATTGGCATAATCAGGCCGTTGTCCTTCATCTCGTGGACTTCATCGACTATCGCAAAATCAACGTTCTTGCCTTCCTTTGCACCGGTCTTGACAGACAGTTTCTTGATTTTTGCCTTATTCTGATAACTAAATTTCCCTTTGCGCTTTTTCTGCTTCGGGTTTCCCATAAAAATTCCCTTGATATTCTTCCGGCTCACCCGTTCCAACTTCGGGGATTCTTCCCGCATATTGTTTATTTCGTCAAACACGATTCCTGACTGCTCATAATCGTTGGACGCGCAGAGGATGTTTGTACCCACATTTCCGCAAAAAAATTCGGCGTTTCCGATAGCCGCCGCCTCAGTGCTTTTGCCGTTTTTCCGTCCGATAACTTTCAATGCCTCGGTAAACCTCCGAAGCCATACGCCGTCGATCTCCATGTAAAAGCTGTAAAGCGCCTCAATAAAGGCTTTCTGGTGCAATTCCAGGATAAACGGCTTCCCGGCAAACGGAGAAATGCTATGTCTGCATTCGCATTCAATAAACCGGATTCGCTTGTGGGCCTCTGCCGTGTCAAATCGGTATTGCGGATCATCCATGTCGTTTACCAGGATGTCCAACATCAACATCAATTCCTTGCCGATGACGATTTCCCCGGATTTGCACTTTTCGATATACTCGAATAAAAAGGAATCAGGGTATTGGATTCTCAATGCCTTTATGTCATTCATAATCCGACAGCCCGTTATCTTCGTCTTCCCGGTTCGCGCCCAGGTGTTTTAGTAATTTGTCCATGATGTTCGTCAGAGCGGCGGAATGCTTAGCAATCTCTCCGGATATCGGGAGAGTTCTTTGCAGTGTGGCATTTTCCGGATTAAATTTTACTAACCCGGATATAATAGCCTGTTCGTTCAGGCGTTTCAGGTAGATTCGTTCGTAGGCCGCCTGTTCGATCAGTCCTTCCAGCGCACGTATTTTATTTTCATCGGCGCCATCAAATTCATTCCTTAACCGGGAAATCTCGGCTGATAATTCGACATTACCCATTACCTCGCCCTCTTTCAAAAATTTTTGGAAATCCAAGAACGAAAAGTCAAATTTTCGGCGTGTATCACACGGAGG